GTGGTTGAGGAAGATACATTGGAAGAAGCATCTGCTCCTACTGTTAAGGGAGATGCTAAATCGGTAAAACTCAAGCAACAACCAGAAAATATGCAAAAACCACAAGGTGGTCCTACAGCTTCAGCTCCTACTGCAAAGGGTGATGCTAAATCAGCAAAAACTCAAGCAATGGAAGAATCAGAAGTTGAGGAGGAAGTTGAAGAAATTCAAGAAATGCCTAAACTTAAATCAGATATTCTCGCAGGACTCGTAGACCACATGAAAGGTCTGAAAAAAGAGGATCTTGAAAATCTTTATAAGTCAACTCTCATGACTGAAGAAGATGAAGAAGACGAGGATGATGAAGAGGAAGAAGAAGAAATGGAGAGTAAGAAGGCTACTAAAGAATCAATCGACCAAGTTGTTGATTCATTAGATGTCTCTGATGACGTAAATGCTCTCGTAGACGGAGAAGAACTTTCTGAAGAATTCAAAACAAAGGCCGCAACTATTTTTGAGAGTGCTGTCAAATCAAAAGTTCGCACAGAACTTGAAAGAATTCAGGAAGAAAACGACAAAGTAATCGAAGAAATGGCCGAACAGACAATGACTGATCTGGTCGAAAAAGTAGATGACTACATGAACTATGTCGTTGAACAATGGATGGAAGACAATCAATTAGCCATTGAGCGTGGACTCAAAGGTGAGATTGCAGAAGACTTTATTAGTGGACTGAAGAATCTTTTTGAAGACCACTATATTGATGTTCCAGATGAGAAGTATGATATTCTGGAGGCCAACTTGACGAAAATCGAAGAGTTGGAAGAAAAACTGAACAAGCAGATTGAAGAGAATATTCAGTTGAAAAAGGCAAAAGGTGAACTCGTAAAAGAGTCCATGATTGCTGACATTGCTGATGGGATGACTGATACTGAAACTGAAAAATTTCAAAGTCTGGTTGAAGATGTAGAATTCTCTGATGAAGATTCCTATAAGGAAAAACTTCAAACGATTAAAGAGAGTTATTTTGGAGCTGAAAAGGAAGTAAAAACAGAAGTTCTTACTGAAGAAGGTTCCAATGAAGCACCTGTCGAGGTATCTGACACAATGGCTCAGTATTTGACTGCTATTGGAAAAGATGCTAAGAGGTCAAAAAAATAATCTGAATACTTTTTAAGGAGTAAATATGTACAATTCAGAACATCTCCAAGAGAAGTGGCAACCAGTTTTGAATCATCCCGATCTCCCTGAGATCTCTGATTCTTATAAGCGTGCAGTTACCGCTGTTATCTTGGAAAACCAAGAACGTGAGTTAAAAGAACAACGCTCAATGTTGATGGAATCCGAAATGCAAACGGATGGAGCCATTGCAAATTGGGACCCAGTTCTTATCTCACTCGTTCGCCGGGCAATGCCTAGTCTCATTGCTTATGACGTTTGTGGTGTCCAACCTATGAGTGGACCTACAGGACTTATTTTCGCTATGAAGGCTAGAATTGGTGAAAACGGATCTAGTATTACAAGTGCCGTTGACACTACTGAAGCTCTTCATGACGAAGCTGATACCAAAAATTCTGGTTATGCCGCCGCTGCTCAGACAGGATCAAATCCTGGCGCCTTGAATGGTGGGACAGCCCCTGCTACAGATGCAGCCGGTACACCAGACATTTATGGTATTGACACTGCCGGTTCTTATAACGTGAAGCCAGGTGAAGCTACGGCCAGTGCTGAAGCACGTAGTTCATTTACTGACATGGGTTTCACCATTGAGAAGGCAACTGTTACTGCTAAGTCACGTGCTTTGCGTGCCGCTTACACAATGGAACTCGCTCAAGATCTGAAAGCCATTCATGGTTTGGATGCTGAGTCTGAGTTATCCAACATTCTGAGTCAAGAGATTCTTCAGGAAATCAATCGTGAAGTAATCCGAACAATCTACGTTACTGCTGAAGCAGGAGCCCAGGGAACTTCCACAGACGGAATTTTCAACATGGACGTAGACTCGAATGGTCGTTGGTCAGTTGAGAAGTTCAAAGGACTTCTTTTTCAGATCGAAAAAGATTGTAACGCAATCGGAATCAGAACACGCCGAGGAAAAGGAAACATTCTAATGTGTTCCGCTGACACAGCATCTGCTTTGTCAATGGCCGGTGTTCTTGATTACGCTCCTGCACTGCAATCCAACTTGAATGTAGATCCTACAGGAAATACATTTGCCGGAACAATCAATGGACGAATTAAAGTCTATGTAGATCCTTATGCCTCAGCTGCTGATGGTGCAAGTGATTGGTATGTTGCCGGATATCGTGGATCGTCTGCTTATGATGCAGGATTGTTCTACTGCCCATACGTTCCATTGCAAATGGTACGTGCCGTCTCTGAGTCAACCTTTCAACCAAGGATTGCCTTCAAGACACGTTATGGCATGGCAGAGAATCCATTTGCTCAGGTAGGTGGAACTGCAATTCATGGTGGAAGAACAGGTGCAGAGCCTTTCTCCCCAAGTGCAAACTGTTACTACAGGCGTGCAAAGGTTACAAACATCATGTAATCACATTTTTGAGAGGGGTGAAATTCCCCTCTCAAATCCCACCTAAATACTTGTAGAGGAAATATATGGCCGATACAAGTCAACCCCAAGTTTATGATTACGCTTCTCCTAATCAATGGAGACTTAATTTTCAAAAATTACCAATAACTACGTGGTTTTGCACTAACTGCAACATACCAGGCGTAAATATTGGAGAAGCTCAATTTCCTACACCACTTTCTGATGCTCCCTTAGTTGGAGATAAACTCACATTTGACACTCTGAATATTACTTTCATTGTTGATGAGGAGTTAGTCAACTACAGGGAAATATGGGATTGGATTGTAGGTATAGGATTTCCCAAGAATCATTCTCAATATGATAATGCTATTAGGGATGGTCAAAGATTGGTAGCTTCATTTGGAGGTGACACTCCAGATCCTAGAGTAAAAACTACATTTAGTGATACCAATCTTTATAGCGATGCAACTCTGATATACTACAATTCAAAAAATATTGCAAAGATTGAAGTTCGATTTACTGAAATATTTCCTATTAGTATAAGCGGTCTTGAGTTTGTTCAAGATGCAACTGATGTGGATTATCTGAGGGCCGATGTGTCTTTCAGATTTATGTATTACACGTTTGCCACGGCATCATAAATAGTATTGAGTCGCTCAGACATATTTTTGATTAAATAAGTCCACTCGATTCATGTGCGACAACATACTTGGGTGCTTTGGGCGACTCAATTTGAATTTTGATAATGACACTATCTGAAATACAAGAAAAAGTAAAAAGAGATCTCAAGATCAACGATATGGAGTTGGATGTTGAGGCTCTACGTATCCCCTCACTCCACTCCAGATATCTTCAACTCCTTACAGAACACTCTCTTCTTCTCAAGAAGACTCAAGGTGATTTTGCCCTTCTAAAAAGAAATAAATGGATATTCTATACAGGAAAGGCTACAGATCAAGAGTATAAAGAAAAAGATGCAGAAGGTTTGACACAGTTGAAATTAGCAACAAAAGGTGATATTGCACTTTTTATGGATGCTGATGAAGAAATCAGAGAACTTAAAGGTAAGATAGACTATTATGAAACTGTAGTAGAATATCTCCAAGAGGTTGTCAAGTCCATTTCAAACCGATCTTTCCAAATCAAAAATGCAATTGAGTGGAGAAAGTTTGAAGCTGGAGTCTGATATCATTCTTTATAAAAAGAATGATGTTTTCTTCCAAGTGGAGTGTGAAAGAAGTATTGCACGAGAACTGAATGATTTTTTCAGTTTTGATGTCCCAGAGGCCAAGTTCATGCCAGCATATAAGAACAGGGTTTGGGATGGTAAAATAAGACTGTTTGATACAAGGACCAACCAAATTTACAGTGGGTTGTATTCCTATATCAGAGATTTTGCAGAAAAAAGGTCTTACTCAATAACAGGTGGTTATTTTTCACCACTTTCAATTTACAGAGAAAATGTCGAATCTTTTATCTCAACCTTGGGACTACCTCATGAAGTTAGAGATTACCAAGTGGATGCCGTGCATCATTGTATACGATCTGGCCGCAGCCTCCTTGTTAGTCCTACTGCATCTGGTAAGTCACTCATCATATACATTCTGATACGATACTATTATAAGTTACTAGAAGGAACTGGTAGTTGTGTGTTATTACTCGTTCCTACAACTTCTCTGGTTGAACAGATGTTCTCAGACTTCAAAGAATATGGATGGAACGCTGAGTATTATTGTCATCGTATATACGCAGGGAAAGAAAAAGAATCACCAAAGTATTGTTACATATCAACATGGCAGTCTTTGTATCAACAACCAAAATCCTACTTCAAAAGATTCGCCGTAATTTTTGGTGATGAGGCTCATACTTTCAAGGCTGACTCACTCAAGAAGATCATGCATAAAACTACAGAGTGTGAGTATAAGTATGGTCTGACAGGAACTTTAGATGGTACACAGTGCCACAGATTGGTTCTAGAAGGGTTGTTTGGGCCCGTAAAACAGGTTACAACCACTAGACAACTTATTGATAATAAACAACTTTCTGACATAAAAGTGCATGGAATTGTCTTGACTTATCCAAAAGAAGAGTGTATAATACGTAAATATCAAGATGAAATTAAGTACATTACCCAGCACACTAAGAGAAATAATTTGATAAAGAACTTGAGCTTGGATCAGAAAGGTAACACACTCATCCTTTTTTCGTTAATAAAACATGGAGAGTTATTGTATAACATGATAAAGGAGAAGACCAATGATGTTCACTTGGTTTACGGAGCTACAGATACAGAAACAAGAGAGGGAGTACGAAGACTTACGGAAGAGTCTGAGGGAAGAATTCTTGTCGCCAGTTTCGGTGTATTCAGTACTGGCGTCAATATTAGGAATCTTCATAACATCATTTTCGCTAGTCCTTATAAGTCTCGTATTAGGAATCTACAATCAATAGGTAGGGGGTTAAGACTGCATGATAGTAAGGTTGCGGCCAATCTTTATGACATAGCTGATGATTTCGATAATAAGAATCATACGATTAGACACTTTGTCGAAAGGATTAACATCTATAATCAAGAAGAGTTTGACTATAAGCTACATAAGGTACAAATGTAACTTGAACCCAGACATGCTTATTATAGGTAATAAAAATCAAACAGTCAAGTCAAAAATAAATGTCTTGACATTTTCAATCAAAAGGAGTATATTATGAGTAACACTGATAAAAAGAAACATTACGTTGATAACAAAGAATTCCTTGCAGCCATGCTGGAATGGAAGAAAGAGGTCAATGATGCAGAAGAAGAGGGTGAGGTTATTCCACCCATACCTGAGTACATAGGTGAATGCTTCTACAAAATTGCAACTCATTTGTCTTATCGGCCTAATTTTATTAATTACACCTATCGTGAGGAGATGATTGGAGATGGTATAGAAAACTGCATACAATACGCAAAGAATTTTAATCCAGATAAATCTAAGAATCCATTTGCTTATTTTACTCAAATAATCTATTATGCATTTCTTAGAAGGATTACCAAAGAAAAGAAGCAACAATCTATCAAACAGAAGATTATTGATAATGATACATTGAAGACTCATGATGTGATGGAATATGATGACGATGTATATGATAATACTTACATTGATTTCTTGAAAGACAATCTTCCCAGAGAAGAGGCTCCCAAAAAGAAAAAACGTAAGAAGGGTATTGAAAACTTTATTGAAGAGGATCTATTATGACCACTAAATTTGAAAAGTATGTGGATGAAGTTGAAACGATGATAACAGAGTTCACTGCAAACATTCCAGCCGCAGAGTTGCATGAAATAGAGGATTCTATTGAACAGTCTGATGCTGGAACTGGTAAACTATGGTTAGAAGATTTTATTGATGCAAGAATAAAAAAATGAAAAAACTCGTAATCCTAACGGATACACACTTTGGAGCTCGAAACGATAGTCAAGTTTTTAGTGATTATTTCTTTGACTTCTATCAGAATCAGTTCTTTCCATACGTGGTAGAACACTCTGATGAGATATGTGGATTTATGCACCTTGGAGACTGTCTAGATCGTAGAAAGTTCATCAACTACAAAACGGCGATGGATTTTCGTGAGAAATTCATAGGTGGTCTTATGGGTACATGGCTACCATGTCACTTCATAGTGGGTAATCATGACATATACTACAAAAACACACTTGCAGTAAATTGTTACAATGAGTTACCTATACCTAGAGAAGATAATGCATGGTTTGTGTATGATAAACCACAAGTAATTACTATTGAGAAACAGGACATTGCAATCATTCCTTGGATCACTGCTGAGAATTATGCAGATACTACCAAGGTTCTGAAGTCTGGAGCTCAGATTGGTATGGGTCATCTGGAAGTCAAAGGATTTGAGATGCACCAAGGAGTGGTATCCGATCATGGATTTGAGAAAGAACTGTTCAAGAACTTTGAGATGGTTCTGAGTGGACACTACCACAAGAGATCCAATGATGGTCAGATTTATTATCTGGGGTGTCCATACGAGATGACTTGGGCCGATTGTGCAGATCCAAAAGGGTTTCACACTTTCGATCTGGAAACCAGAGAGCTTGAGTTCATTCCAAATCGTTACACCATGTTTGAGAAGATCTACTACGATGACTCAAAGATGGATTATGTCAAATCTGACATTACCAAGTACGATAAAAAGTACGTCAAGGTTTTTGTTGAGAATCGTCAAGATTACTTTGCATTTGATAAGTTTCTTGATAGATTGTATAAGGAGATCTCAGTACATGACTTGAAAATCGTAGAAGATTTTTCAGACCTGAGCGCCGATTTTGTTCATGATGACATTGTGGAAGGCGCTCAGGATACTCTGTCTTTACTGGACAAGTATGTGGATGAGATTGAAACTTCACTTGACAAAGACAGAATCAAATCAAAACTTAAATCACTTTATGTTGAAGCCGGTGATCTAGAAATATGATACACTTCAAAAAGGTTCGTTGGAAGAACTTTCTTTCAACAGGGAATCGTTTTACAGAGGTGATTCTAGATAGATCCAAAACAACATTGATCATAGGAGAGAATGGTGCTGGTAAGTCCACTGTCCTTGATGCATTGTGTTTTGGTCTATTTGGAAAACCTTACAGACCAATCAAGAAAGCCCAATTACTAAACTCTATCAATTCTTCTGGAGCAGAGGTTGAGATAGAGTTTCGTATTGGCACAAATGAGTTTCTGGTTCGCAGAGGAATCAAACCGAATAACTTTGAGATTATTCGGAATGGTGAGGCTATGGATCAAGATGCTCACTCAAGAGACTTTCAGAAAGTTCTGGAAGAACAGATACTCAAATTGAATTACAAGACATTTACTCAAGTGGTGATTCTTGGGTCCAGCTGTTTCATTCCGTTCATGCAGTTACCTACAACTCATCGTAGAGAAGTGGTAGAGGATATTCTTGATATCAAGGTATTCTCTCTTATGAACACACTACTAAAACTCAAGTACAAAGAAATCAAGTCAGAGATAGATGATCTGAAGCTTGAAGAGTCTTTGTATAAGAGCAAACTGGATATTGAACAGTCACATCTGGAAAAAGTAGAACAGGATGCAGGAAAAAAGATAGAATCTCTAACCAAAGAGAGAGATAAGTATCGTTCATCCAAACAAGAAAAACAGACAAGGAATCAAGAGATTCAGGCTGCACTAGTAAACAAGACTACTGTAGAAGAAAATACTAGTAAACTGAAGACACTCAAGACACAAGTAGGAACCAAGAAGTCTGAAGTGGATAAGCAAAGAGAGTTCTTTGTAAAGAATGATGACTGTCCAGTATGTGAACAACCTATCAAGAAGTCATTTAAGAAACTTAGAAACTCAGAGTTACTAGATCAATCTCAGAAGTATGATAATGCAATGGGTGAGATGGAAACGGAACTGAAAAGATTGAGCTCTAGTCTTTCAGAACTGAACAGTCTTGCTTCTGAAATGCAACATAACAATGCAGAAATCAATGCACTAGAGAATATGGCTCAGAAGTGCCAGAATGATCTGGATCAATTGACAAAGGATAAAGAACAGACTGACGAACAAAAAGAGAGAATAGAAGGATTGCGAGTAAATCTTCAGGAGATTGATCTTAGAATGTCAGAACTGAAGGAAGAAAACTTTTATCTTGACATTTGCAAAAATTTGTTGCATGATACGGGTATCAAATCAAAAATCATCAAGCAGTATCTACCTGTGATGAATCAGACTATCCAGAAGTATCTGGGTATTCTGGACTTCTATGTGAACTTTCATCTCAATGAACAGTTTGAGGAAACGATTAAGTCACGCTATCGTGATGACTTCTCGTACTCTTCATTCTCAGAGGGTGAAAAGATGAGAATAGACTTGGCTCTTATGTTCACATGGAGAGAGGTTGCAAGGTTGAAAAACTCAACCAATACCAATCTACTCATCATGGATGAGGTATTTGATTCCAGCCTTGATGCATCTGGAACTGATGATTTCCTGAAGATTCTCAATGAACTTGAGAGTCAAAACATCTTTGTGATATCTCACAAAGGCGATGTTCTGTTCGACAAATTTCACAGCATCATGAAGTTTGAGAAACAGAATAACTTTAGTCAAATAGTAGAAGCATGAATATATTCTATCTAGACCCCAGACCAGACACAGCTGCAGAAATGCACTGTGATAAACACGTAGTCAAAATGATCCTTGAGTATGGACAACTTTTATCTACGGCCCATAGAGTTCTTGATGGCGATGATGCACATCCAGACTTGTACAAAATCGCACACAAGAATCATCCAAGTACCATCTGGACCAGATCATCTAGTCAACACTATGATTGGTTGTTTCGTTTGTTCAGAATGGTAAGTGCAGAGTATTCCATACGATATAGTAAGGATACTCTCAAGGTCCACACTACGTGGAACAAATTAGGTAAGATCCTTGAGAATCTTCCTAAAAACATCAAGGACAATGGGTGGACTAATCCACCTCAATGTATGCCTGACTATTGTAAGAAACCTGACACTGTAGATGCATACCGCAACTACTACCTTCAGGAGAAGGCTGGTTTCGCAAAGTGGAACTATACTAATCAACCCAAATGGTGGACATGATATATAAACTCTTAGACCCAAAGCATCCTTTTGTTCATACTAAGATGCCAGAATATGTTGAT